GTGAATCAACGTAAGCCTTTACAGATTGCTGTGTAGGAATAAGAGTAGCACTGTCAGACGCCATGTTGTCTTCATCAACAAAGGCTGTAACAGTAATTGAACCATCAGACAAACTACCAAATGTAACTGTGCCTGTGGTGTTTAGAGATGTTGGTGTTGTGCCGATCTCAATGACCGTACCGCCAGAATCTTCTGAGTACAATCTTTTGTTAGTAAGGTCTAATGCAGGTTCACCTTGGACTAGATCACCAGCCAAAGGCACTCCTGATCCATTCTTTAGCTTAATCGTTGTTGCCATCATCTACTCCAAGAAAAACGAGCAAAAGGAAAAGGGGCCATTGCTGACCCCAGTAGAGTTTACTCGTCGCAAACAGCGAGGATGAATCCTGCTTCAGGACGGTAAGTTTCAACACCGTACAGCGTGTCAGACGTAAACAGCGTAGACAGGTATTCCTGCTTGTACTGAGTCTGAGAACGTACAGCCAGTTGCTCTGCCATTACCAAGGCATCCTTGTGGAAGAACATACAACCACGAGTATCAGCGGTAGACACAGAGTTTGAAGCAGCGTTCTCAACTACAGGAGCGTTGCTAGAAACGTAGATGTCTACACCGTACAAGTTGCCGATCAAGCCAGACTCAACGCCACGGCCTCCAACAAAGTCAGAAGACACGTAACGATCAATGCCCATTAGCGACTTACGTACAGCAGGAGGAACAACAAGAACTCGTCCGTCCATAGGTACATCAGCGTCATCCATCAGCTTGATAGCTTCACGGAAACCTAGATCGGTAAAGTTGTCACCGCTAGTAACAGTGTCAACAGCGTACGTAGCAAGGCCAGCAGCGGCATTGAAGTAGTAGCTGTTGCTGTTAACCCAATCAGCACCAGTAACGGCAGGAGACTGTGTACGAGTACCGTCACCAAAACCTGTACCAGCGTTAATCAAGTCAGTGTCAACTTGGATAGCCAGTTGGTAGCCAGCGTCTTCAGTGTAGAACTGTCGCAGAGAAGACAGAGCCTGTACTTCTACGATGTCCTCAATCAAACGTGAGTACTCAAAGTGACGGTCAACAGTGACAGTCAACTCTGACTCAAGGTTAGCCTGAATAGTGACTGCAACAGCTTCTGCCTTAGCAGATGCAGCGCCACGGATGGGCTTAGGAATGTGAATAACGTCACCCTTCTTGCCGGTCATAGACAGACGCTTGACAAGGGGAGCCATCTTCAGGTTCTTTTGATATGCTGCGATAATTTCATCGGACCAAATTTCGGGGATAAAAGTACCCGCAGCAGTTTTGTCTACTACAGCATTAGCTGTAAAGTAGGCACCAGAGGTTTCATTAGCCATTTTAATTCTCCTTAAAGGTTAGGCTATCGTACACGACCCTCTGCGTATGCCTTCAGTAATTCATCTGAGAGGCTTTGGTAACGCTCTGGGTCTGTTCGCATAAGTTTAATAATGTCAGCACGACGATAAACTTTCTTGCGTGATCCCTCTGCTGTTCCACGAGCGTTGCCTGTACTGGCTGACTTCAGAGTATTCTTACGTGCCTGTTTTTCAACGTTGGCAGTCTGCTGTACTACTTGGCTTCTTTCTTTCCAGAGAGAAAACAATTCATGTGCAGCATCGTAATCGTAACTTTGGTCTGCCTGAACAAACAACTTTGTTCGGACTTTTGACCCCTTGATCCACTCAGCAAACTTAGGATCTTGTAGTATACTCTCCATATCAGGATGATTGGATTTCAACTGTGAAAGAGTAGCCTGTTGTCTTGCTTGTTGTGTGTAGGCTTGTGCCTCTTTGATCTTAGGGTGATTGTCTATAGCTCTGTTAACAGCGTTCTGTGGATCTACAAAGAAATCTACGTCATCGTCTTCTTGTTGCTGTTGTTGAGGTGCTTGTTGGTCTGAGAGTTGTGTCTGAATGTAGTTATCAACGACTTTCCGTAACTCACCTACTTCCGTACTCTGTTTGCCTGAAAACTTCTCAAGCTCTTGGTGCATCTGTACAAGGTCTTCTACAGACTTACCTTGGTACTTTTCGGGAACATCTGGTTCTTGAGGTTGTTCCTCTTCAGGAGTCTCTACAGTGTTTGTGGTCAGTTCTTCTGTTGTTTCCGTTGCTTCCTCTTCAGGACGCTCTTCAAGTAATTGTGCTCGTGACATAATGTAAACTTACCCCGCCTATTATTAAGGTTATGGAGGATTAAAATGGGAAATGACCTAAAACTAGGGTTCCCGACTAGATCGCCCAGCGTTCTCGTGTTCACGTACCCACTTCATGTGTCTACCGGGGAAGTCCCCAGAAGCACCATCAAGTACGTGTTTAGTAGCTGAGACGATTTTTGTAGCGTTGGCTCCACACCCGCACCTACTGGATGTAGTATGACCCTCTACAAATTCTTCAAAGATATGTCCGTTGGTACAGCGAAAATCAAATACTTTAATCATCGCTAACTAGCTCTTCGTAGTTATTATTAATAGTAGATTCAAAGTTAATCATATAAGCAAGTACGTTGAGTTGCCCCTTACGTACGTACAAATCGTTCTTATCTTTGGTTGCTTCTACGCTGTTTATTACGAGAGCATTTTGTTGTAGTTCTTCAATTAGCTGTTTCCAACCATCGTTGTTAAACAGGTCAAAGTACTTGTTGTAATACTGTTCTGTTTCTTGATCTAGTGAGGCCATGTGGTTGTCTCTATATCCTTATTATAACATATTTTTGACTAAAAGTCAAGTGTTTTTATTGGTATTATTACCGTTTCTTTTTAGCAGTCCTCGCTGCCTTTTTGAACGCTGAGGCTTTAGGAGCACCTTTAGCTCCGGGTTTACGCATCTTTTCACCAGAACCAGCGGCAATACGCTTGCGTTTAGCGTTGATGTTGCTGTATAGTCCCCTAGGCATGTTAGTAACTAGGCTTCTTTACTTTTTTCTTTTTACCGGGCATTAGCTTTCTCCTTTGCTTTGTTGGACAAATCCTTGTAGTGGTACAGCTTTACAGAGGTTTTGCCGTGAGTTTTACCTGAGTGCAGCGAGCCATCAGGCATCTTATGTGTGTTTCCTGACCACAAGGTTCCATCACGCTTGTAGTGCTTCATGTTTTTAGCCATGTCACCATTTTACCTTGTTTGCCCAATAAGCCGCAGAGCATTTCCCCTTGGCTATGTTTTTAGCGTGACGAGCCTTAAAGGACTTACGTCTCGCCTTTTCCTTAGCGCTTTTAGGATCTTTCCCAGCACCACTAACTCCTTGTTGTCCAAATCGTATAGTCTTAACACTCCCGTCGTCACACTTAGCCACAACTACGTGTGACTTTGTAGCGTGATTAGGAGTCCTCTTTGGCTTGTTGTACCCGCTTACCCCTGCTCGTGCTAGTCTTGGATCCTTTTCCTTGCTCATTGACCTTGGCCTCCAGTTGGTCTAGTTTGGTTTGGAGTAGCTCCAGTTTGTTGAACTGGTCTTGGAACGCTTGGTTGATTTGGTCTAGGAACTTGGTCATTTCTACTTGTGTCATTAGCACGGGGTGTTGCTCCTCTAGATGCTTGGTTGTTTAGATTTTTCTCCTTTAACGCTACTTCAGCAATCTTCATCCTACGCTCAAACTCTTTATCGTCTGCGTCACCTTCTTTCAAGTTGCGTGTGATTGCTTCAATCTTTTCAATCTCAAGCTCCTGTGGTGCAAGCTGTGTTTCTATAGCGTACTTACCTGCCCTAGCCTGAGACTCTGACGCTTGTCCTTGGAGAGCGGCAGTCTGTGCTTGCTGGAACTCAAGCTGTGCTTGTTGTGCCACTTGAGCCATCTGCTGTGCCTGTGGATCAGGCTGACCTGCCTGCTGCATAGCTGCAATAAGCTCCTCACGATTACTGAGGTTCATGTTATCAATGATGCTCTGGATCAACACAGGGTACAGTGGGCTGTCTTGTTGCATGGTCTGCAAGAGTTGCACCAACTGTGTAACCTCGTACTCACGAGCAATAATACCAAGAGTACTTGTAGCGTTAAACTTGTAATCAGCTACGGGGTAGTTATCAGGGTCAAACTGCATGTACCTGTGTGCAGCTTTGGTTACAAAGGGTAACAGGAACGACTGTTGGAAGTTTATGAGAGTACGCTTATGACGCTTAATAATAGCACCAAGAGACATACTAATACCAGCAGCGGTTGCTTCGCCATTGACTTGCCCTGCAATACCTGCGGAATCCACGGCTCCAGTTGCTTGTTGCACCATTTGTTGAAGGCTTGCAGCTTGTGCAAAGGTAATTTGGCCCACTTGACCAAAGTTGAAAGGTTGAAGTACTTCACGAGGATCTCCATTAGTTAAAATCATTTTACCGGGGCGTACTTCTGGTCTAGCGCCTCTAGGGAGCCTAGTAGCGTCAATAGCCAGCATGGGGTGAATAGTGAGTGACAAGGCGTCAATACGTGCTCGTAGCTCTGTGTCTAGAGCTTTCTGAGAATTATAGCCCTTCTCACACACACCACGGCCCCAGAATCTTCCGGGTACTACGTCCCAAGGAAACGCAACAACGGGCCTGTCTTTCATCATGTAAGGGTTAGCTTCAGCTTTGAGAAGAGTACCACCGTTGGCTATAACTACTATAGCCTCAACGTAACGTGAGTCTTCTTCTACGTCTACGTCTTCAGCCTCTAACAACTCACGAGGTACGAGTCCGTAGTACTTTGTTAGCCTAACTTTGTCGTCGTTGTACAGAGACATATCTTGGTCAGGCTCTAGGTCACTGTCAGGAGCCGCAGACTCAATCACAGCCTCCTTGTACACTCCTTGCTCCTGTAGCATCTCTACGCTGTGCTTAGACACAAACTCGTCTATAGCGACACCTAGGGCATCCTCTACGGACGTAGCTACAGGGTCAATGAGGAAGTTCTGAGGCAACACAGGCTTTAGTTTAACTACAACCCTGTCGGTAATGTTGACACCTACTGCGGTCAACTGTCCGTCCATGATAGGCTGAGTAGCTGGTGCCATCTCCTTGATTTCTTCTAGCGTTATTTCACCCATGCCTGTGCCAAACACAGCAGAGTTAATCAGGCACTCAGCGACAGCTTTACGTACTTTGCAAGACTCAAAGTCTTCTGTGAGCTTCTTACGGAGGTAAGCTATGTCTTGAGGGTCTTGGTCGTTAGCGTCATCTTTTATGTCAAACCACTTGCCTCTAC